GAAGGCCTCTTCCACCTCCCGGATCTGGCGGGCGATGTCCTGGTGCGGCACCAGGCCGAGGATGTCCCGGCTCTTGGCGACGTGCACGAGATTACGGTAAGATTGCAGTAGTTGGCGGGTTTCTCGGTCCAGGTCATCGGCCGCCTTGCCGGTGACGATGAAATCCTGGGCCAGCTTGGAGAAGGCGCGGATGTCTTCCGGGGTCTTGCCGAGAGACCTTAGGAGATCGCCGAACTCCTCATTGAGGCGGTCCACGTTGCTTACCGCCTCTCGGGTGTCGGCGGAGATGGTGATGGAAAGCTTATAGGGGTTCGCCATGCCAGCCTTGCTTCCCGTTAGGAGCGTTCACGGAGTGCCGGCCCCAAGGAGAAGGAGGCCTGCACAGTGCCCATCGAAAAAGGCCGCCGCCTGCTGGGTTTGCTGGACGGCGGCCCTGGTGGTCGTCCTGACCTGGATCATGGCTGAGCACCCGGACTGGGTGCACCTGGCGCTTGGGCTTGCCTGCCTCGGGGCTCTGGCCGGAGGGGTGCTGTCCCTGCTTGCGTGTGTGTTCGGGTCCTTGGGGCGACCCTCCAGGCCTGTTTCGATTCGCGCTCTAGTGCTGGTGAAGGACTCCAGCATCCGGGTGAACGTCAAGCCCTAGACCTATTCTGCCAGGGTGACCCGGAAATACTGACTGGTGCCGGCGGGTTTATCGGTGTCCTTGAGCGCCTTGCCTTCCACCTCCAGCCCGGCGTAGTCGTCTCCGATGAAGCTGATGGTGCCGGCCGCCCCGAATCGAGCCCGCCAGACGTCCACGATGACCGGCTTTCCGCTTCGGGCTTCGTTCAGCCCTTCGAACACGAGCTCGTAGGTGCCCTGGGCTCCGGCCAGTGCCTGCACCACGTCCTGGGCCCCGTAGTCGTAGTCGACGTGCAGGGTGGCGCCATCCGCGATGGACCCGGTGCTGAGAATGAAGATCCCGCCCGGGCGCACTTCGTAGTCCGTGCCGGCCGTGTAGGTGGTGGTTTCCGTCTCGTCCTTCACCACCACGTTGCTGATGCCGGTGTGTGCCAGCCGAACCAGCGCGTCATGTTTCGCCGTCACCACTTCACTCGTCGCGGACCCGGCCTCCACGGCCTCGGTGGTGCCGTAGAGGGACATCGCAAGGTTTGTCGCGTTCAGGTCGTGGAGCGTCATGGCCAGCGTCACGCCGGTGATCCGGCGCACCTCGTTGATGACGCCGCCTCCCGGAGACCGGTAGTCCCGCAGCTCCTTCGTCTCCTCCTCCGTTCCGATGTCGAGCTTGGAGACGTTTCCGATCTCGAGGAGCCCGCCGGATCCGGAAAGGTCCCGCATGTAGATCTTGCCGCTGCCGATGTAGGAATAGTCCGCCATCCCCCGTCCTCCTATGCCATCCTGGCTTTCATTTCGTAGATCTGTTGATAGACCACCATGCGATCATCAGCGCTAACGGCACCTTCCCTGAGGAGCCTGGCCGGCGTCCACCCGGGCAGGAGCCGTGCCCTGTTGAGCAGAGCCCGGCAGCGATCCAGCCAGTGGTACGCCCCAGGAGAGGAGCCGATGCCGCGCCGGGCCGCTTTCTGCCCTCGTAAGTCCTGGTCGCAGACCAGCACCAGGACCTGCACGGTGTACAAATCCGCCTGGTTGACCGATTCCACGGAGCCCCCCGCCCACACCACAAACACGGCAGGAAGTCGCCTTGTGCCGGTCTCCAGCTCGGCCGTCCCGATCTCGTCCGCGTAGCTGTCCAGCGTCCGAAGGCCTTCCGCCTTGAGCGGCGCCAGTGCTTCCAGGAAGGCGTCCTCGATGGCCGAAATGTCCATCCCGTTATCCGCCCCGCTTGGCCTGGCCCCGGCTGATGGAGTAGCCCAGGGCGCTCAGCGCCGCCATGAGTCCACCCACCACCTGCACCAGGGCATCGCTTAGGATGTTCGCCTTGGCCGGCTCGATAACGCCGAAGAGCGCCAGGATGCCGATGATCTGCGCCACGGAGGTCACCCAGAACTCCGTCGTCTTGTAGCCAGGCTTCTTTTGCAAGGTCGTAAATTCCATGTTTCGTCTCCTTGTCGCGCCTTACGCCCTACGGCATCTGATCCAGCTCCTCGGCTCCGAACACCTGAGGCCTGGCCCGCACGGTGATCCTCATGTGCCCGGGCGCATCCGGTTCCGGCTCGGCTCCCAGGCTCACGATCCCCTTGCTGATGTCCCTGAGCAGCCGCACGGCGTTGTCGTAGGTGCGCTGGAGCGCATCACTCACCTTGCCCACGCGCAGATACAGGTAGTAGGCGGCAAGATCCGTGCAGAGCTTCTTTATGAGTGGGTGAGCCGTTTCCAGCGGCACGGCGTACCTTACGCCCACGTAGGCGTCGATCTCGCTGGATGCGCGATCCAGCGCGGCCGAAACCACCGTCTCGTCCACGGAGCCCGTGCCCGCATCGTCCGTGAGCTCCACCAGCACGTCCGCCGGCACGGCCTGTTGGATGTCCGAAAGGGTTGCATAGGACATGGCTCAACGCCTCAGTCCAGGGCCCGGCGGACCCAGCCGAGAAGGAACTTCCGTCGGGCCGCGTGCTGGGCCAGATCCGCATAATGTCGAACGGCCTGCAGTCGGAGCTGCGCCAGGATCAGGCCCGGCACCGGGTGGCGATTCACGGCGTCCACCGTATTGGGCCCCAACCAGCCGTCCACCTCCACATGCCCGCCGGATGCGTTCACGGCCCGCTGGAGCATCTTGTGGGCCCGCCAGGGGCCCACATGCACCGCCAAATCCAGGAGCTTGGCCGCAATGTCGGCATTTTCGATCCTGTGGTAGCCGTGTTCGTCCCACCAGTCCTTTCGATAGATGGCGCGGGCCTGATCTTCCGTGAGGTTCCGGATGTCCAGGTGCGGGTAGCTGCGCTTGCTGATTCCGAACTTGGTCTCCCCGCCCGGATCATCCGGATCGTCAGCGTATCCGCCTTCGTGTTTCAGCACCAGCTCAACGGCGCGCTCGAAGTGATCCACCAGCCACCCCCGCTTTGGATGGGCGTCAGGCGTTCCTTCGTGCGCCTGACGCCTAACAACGATTCACGCCCTAGACCACCTTCGCGTACACGATGGCTCCGGGGCGCTGCAGCACCGGGAGCGGCCGGGACTCCACCTTGATCCATCGCCCGCTGGGATCCTTTTCCGTCCAGCTCTTGCTGAACAGGTACTGCCCGGGCTCCAGGTTCCCAACGCCCTGGGGAGCGTCCTCGTCCACCACGGGCGCATAGGGGCAGTCGAAGGCGTCATCGCTGTAGCCCACCAGCACGAACCGATCCGCCGGGACGAAGTACTGGCGGGTCTGGCTCTGGTCCACGTAGCTCCCGGTGACCTCCACGATCTCGCATCCCACCAGGCGTTCCACATCGCCGGTCTCCGCGATGGTGCGGCCGGAATCGTAGCGGAGCAGCCCGAGCACGGCCTCGTTGGACAGCAGCGCGTCCATCGCGGAATAGCCAGCAATGGCGATCCATCGCTCGATCTCTCCCCCGTGGTCCTGCTCGATGAGGCGCTTCCAGGAGCGGATGTCGTTGATCGGGTTGGATTCCGCCGCAGTCCACAGCGTGGAGAGCGTCGGCTTGTGGCTCGCGTCCATGTTGTAGTCCACGAGCGTGGCGCCGTCCTCGTCCAGGATCTTCCCCTGGAGCACCGTGGAGGCCCAGTATTCCAGGGTCCGGTCCACCATGTTGCGCATGTCCGTAAGTTCTCGGTTGATCCGGCTGGACAGGAGCTCCAACGCCGCCTGCTCCCCGTAGGCGCGCACTCCGTTCAGCTCCGCCGTGTGGATGAACCGTTTCGGGGCCAGCCTCGGAGCCTGGACGGTCACGGTCTTCCGGCCCGTCTTTTCGGTCACCTGCGCCGGCGCGTAGACCGAGATGTTCTTGAGGATCCCCTCGGACCCGCTGATGATGTCGAAAGCCAGGCGGTCCGATGGTTCCATGTGCATCTTGTCGGCGAAAAGCCGGCTGAAGATCGGCCGCTTGGGCGCTTTCAGGTTGTTCACCGCCGTGGTGAGGGTTCTCACATTGAAGAGATCATCCATCGCGCTCCTCCTATTTCACCACGATGCCGCGGTCCTGGAGATTCAGGATCGCCGTGGCCTTTTGCGGGTCCGTGATGGAGCCGGGCCAGATGAGATCGACCAGGCGATATTCGCCCACCAGGTAGACCTGGACGATCACGTCGGCGGACGTGGCGTCCACGTCCTCGGCGAGGATCCCGCGGGCGATTTCCGTGCCGTCGGACGCCGCGGGAGCCAGCTGGACCCATTTCCCGTCCGCGTTCATGGCGAGCACCGTCCCCCGGCTCAGCACGCCGGCTCCCGATGCGACCACCCCCTGCTTCATGGCGTGGAAATTCCCTGCCACGAGCTGGCTCAGGCCGCTTTCCGTCGTGATGGTGGCTCCATAGTCGGCCATCGCTTACCCCTCCTTCCGCGGCTGAACGCCTGCGATCTTGAGCCCCAGTTCCCGCTCCTTGTCGGCGGCATCGGGCTGCCCTTGCGTGAATTGCGCTCCCATCGGGACCACCTGGGGGAGCTTTTCCAGGAACTGCCGGAACCAGACGGCCGCCGTCTTTTTGCCGTCGGAAAACTCGATCTCCTCCGGCTGTGCCTCGAGGGTCATCAAGAATTCCACAAGGCCCATCTCCTTGAAGACCGGAGCCAGCTTGTTTTCCCGCTCCAGCTTCTCGCAGAAGGCCTGGATTTCCTGCCGGCGTACTTTGGCGGCCAGCTCCAGCCGCTCCTTCTCGGCGGCTTCCTTTTCCGCCTTGATCTTCTCCAACTCGGCCTTCAGCCGTTCCACTTCGCTCATGTTCTTCTCCTCCTCCTCGATGGCCGCCAGGAGCTTTCCCGCGGCGTCCAAGATGGCCTCTGCGCCCTGTTGGCCAGCCCGCTGGCGGATGGCCGTGAGAGCCGATCGGTAGACCTTTCCCCGCTTGCCGAAGGGATATTTCCAACGGGCCTTGGTCTGGTCGGCCTGACCCGTGTCTTCCGCCAAAAACCATCGTGCGTACGCCTCCCAATCGGGCGGGTCTCCCAGCAGCGCATTCTCGTCCTCCGCCGAGATGGACCAGGGCGATTCCAGATCCACCTTGCCCTCGCGGATGAGGCGCAGGGCATGATCGAATCCGGCGCGGTTCAGTCGGACGCCGCCCTGGGCGAAGTCGAGGTGGATTTCCACCACGTCCTCAGCCGCACCGTCCCGAAAGGCCGGATCCGGAAGCCCCTTCACGGCCGGCGGCACCGCTCCAAGGAACCCCACGTGACGCAGGCTGCCGTCGGGATACAGGCTGATGGAGCGCTTCTTGTAGAGCTTCTTTCGCAGCCACTCCTTGAATTCCGGGGCCAGGTCCCGGATCTTGGCCCAGAGGATTTCCCCGTCCCTCTTGAGCGCTTCCACCCAGCCATAGGCCGGGGCGTTGTCCTTTGGGTGTCCCACCACCACGGGCGCCTCGGACTTGGCCGGGTCGTAGCTTTGCACGATCTTGTCCAGGTCCTCGATGCTCCACGTGCGCGTGCGTCCGGACGAATCAGTCCACGTCCCGGCCCTGAACACGGCGATCCACATCTTTTCAGCCCTCCTGTTCCTGCAACGCCCGCCGGCAGAGGCTCATGATCTTCATGAGCACCGGCTTCGGCACTCCTTCAATCACGGTCTCAAGGTCCCTATACACGCCCCAGCCGAAGGCCAACGCCTCGCTATACGCCTCGTCGTCCCGTCGCCTTCTCCTGGCTTCCTCCAGGTCGATGACTTTCATGGCTCGGTCGATCCTCTGCACCTGCTCCAGAGCCCCCTCGATGTCTCCGACGCCCAGGAGGTATTTCAAACAGAGCACGGCGTTTCGGATGTGATGCTGTTGATGCGGCCCCATGTCCGCCTCCGGGCCGATGCCTCGTCTGCTCGTTCGATATTAGCGCAGCCCGAAAAACCGCGTGTCACGCCCAGTCACGCCCAGTCACAAAAAACGCGGCGCACGCGATCGCGATGCGAAAAACCGGCGGATTCCTGCGCTATAGTGGGGATGGAACGGACTTCGGAGACGAAAGGAGGCGCCGATGATCCGGGATCAAGAGCAGACCCGCATGCTGTGCATGCTGGCCGAGCACGGGGCCATCCTGGCATCCATCGTGGAGCGGCTGGAACGGCAGGAGAACGCCGTCACCGCGATGGATGACCGGCTGGGGAGGAAGATCGACGCGGTGCACTCGTGCCTGGCGAACCGCATCGACAAAATCGACGAGCGGCTTAGGACCGTGGAGAAGTCCAGCGCCGTCCACGGCACCACGGCCGGGGCGCTCATGAGCACGCTCATTACCGTGGGGCTCAACATTCTGCTGGGAAAATCTCACTAGGCGAGGCTGGCATGGCGTGGTCGAAGCAGCAGCGGCTGGAAGTGCGGAATCTCTATGTGAACGACGGGCTCCAGCCCCAGGACATCTCCCGAGAAACCGGAATCCCGGTATCCACCATCTGCCGCTGGAGATCCCAGGCCAAGAAGAGGGGAGACGACTGGGACAAGGCCCGCTACCAGACGTGCTTGTCGAGCGAGCACATCGAGGACCTGAACCGCCAGATCCTGGGCCGCTACCTGGACATGCTGACCAACACCGTGAACTCGGTCCACGCCGCCGACCTGGATCCGCTGGAAAAGACCAAGGCCCTGACGAGCCTCGCCGACAGCTACAACAAGATGGTCGGCGCCATGAAAAGGATCAACCCGGAAGTGGCCGTGGCCGAGGTGGCCGTGAACGTCATCACCATCGTCCACGAGGCACTGAAGGCCAGGTCCGAATCGGCCGCGGCCGTCCTGGCCGATTGCATCGACGAGATCACCGCGCGCATCCAGGAACGATACAAGTAGGCCGAAGATGATCGGAGCCACCGCAAAGCTGGACAAGCAGGCCCTGGCGGCCGGCATCGAGGAGCTGAAGCGTCGCATCACCGAGGAGGTGAAGCCCTTTCGGGACGGCCCGGGCGACCAGGCCGCCCGCGTGGAGCGTGCCGCGAAAGACCTGGCCTTCTTCGGCGAAACGTACTTTCCCCACTACTGCACGCGCCCGATGGGGGTCATGCACCGTGAAATTTGCACGTTATATGAGAAAATCATCCTGAATCCCACGCCGCAGAAGACGGCCCTGGCCGCACCGCGAGGAAACGCCAAGTCCACCTGGACCAGCCTGATCCTCCCCGTCTGGTGCATCGTCTTCAACCGCAAGCATTTCATCGCCATCTTCTCGAATTCACACACCCAGGCGGCGGATTTTCTGGAATTCATCAAGGCGGAGCTGGAGAGCAACGAGCGGCTGCGCCACGACTTCGAGGGCGCCTGCGGCGAAGGGCCCATCTGGAAGTACGGCACGGCGGTCACCCGAAACGGGATCCGCCTGAAGGCCTGGGGCGTGCGACAAAAGCTCCTGGGCGCCCGGCATCTCCAGTGGCGCCCGGACTTGTGCATCTACGACGACCTGGAAGACACGGCTGAGCTGGCCAACCCGGAAAACCGCAAGAAGAACGAAGCGTGGTTCTTCCGCAAGGCCGTGAACATCGGAGACATCACCTACACCGACCACCTGGTGGTGGGGACGATCCTGCACGCCGATGCGCTGCTCCCCAAGCTCATCGCCAAGTACGGCGGAACAACCTACCGCAGCGTGATCCGGTGGAGCGAGAGCCCCCTTTGGGATCGGTGGGCCGAGATCTATGCGTCCGAGGCGGACCCGGAGAAGCGCGAGGCCCGTGCCTTCTTCGAGGCGCACAAGAGCCGGATGCTCGCAGGAACGGAGGTGCTGTGGCCGGAGGGCGAGAGCTACTATGATCTCATGTGCCTGCGGCAGGACATCGGACCTGCAGCGTTCGACGCCGAAAAGCAGAACGATCCGGCCGAATCCGGCTGGTTCAAGGAGGAATGGCTGGAAAAGTGGGCCTACGATCCCTCCGACATCGCAGGAAAGCGCCTGATCGTCACGGCCGTCTGCGATCCGTCGATGGGCAAGGACACCGGGGCGCCTTCGGCCATCGTGGTCATCGGAAAAGATCCGGACTCGGGCGTGGTCTACGTGCTGGAAGGGGACATCGCCCGCCGGCACCCATCGCAGATCATCCGGGATGTGATCGCTCACCAGGAGCACCACCGGTGCGTGGCCTGGCGCTTCGAAGAGGTGCAGCTGCAGGAATACCTCAAGGATCAGCTCATCACGGAATCCATGAAGGCCGGCGTGCCGCTGCCGGTGTACGGCGTCCGGCCCCATAAGGACAAGCACCTCCGGATCCAGGGCCTCCAGCCCCACATCTTTAACGGCGTGATCCGCCTGCCGCGCACCATGAGGGCCGGGCGCGACAACCCCATGAACCTCTGGAACCAGCTCATCCACTACCCCAAGGCGGCTTTCCTGGACGGACCGGACGCCCTGGAAATGGCCTTCTCCGGCTCCAGGGCCCTGGGCGAGGGACGGGTGGTGACGCGCCGCCGGCGCCGATCCTCCCGCATGACGCAAGGCTATCTGTAGGCATGGAGTAGACGATGCCGGACGAACGGAAGCTCCTCACCAAGACGCTGTTCACCCGCGCCAGGCTCTGGGATTTCCAGACCTACCTGTGGCTCCTCCCCAACCCGGATCCGGTCCTCCGAAAGAAGGGCCTGGCCATTCAGGCCTACGAGAACATCCTGGTGGACGGGCGGGTCGAGGCCTGCATGGAAAGCCGGAAGTCCGGCGTCCTCTCCTGGGAATGGGAGCTGGAAGGGGGCGGATCGGACAAAAACCGGGAGATCCTGTCGGACCACCTGGAAAGCCTCGACATACACGGCGTGTTGAACCAGGTCATGGACGCCGTGTTCTTCGGCTACAAGCCCCTCGAAGTGATCTGGGGGCGCGTGGGCGGGTGGATCCTGCCCGTGGAGGTCCGGGGTCTTCCGCCACAGTGGTTTGCCTTCGACCCGGAAAACCGCCTCCGGTTCCTCTCCGCTTCATCTCCCATGACCGGGGAGGAAGTGCCCGAGCGCAAGGTGCTCGTGGCCGCCCGGGACGCCTCCTACGCCAACCCCTACGGGAGGCCCGTGGCGGCTCTCTGTTTCTGGCCGGTCACCTTCAAGCGGGGCGGGTGGCGGTTCTGGGTGTCCTTCGTGGAGCGCTTCGGGATGCCGCATCTTCTGGGCAAGGTCCCGCCCGGCACGCACGAAGACAAGATGAACGCCCTGGCCGACAAACTCGAAAAGATGGTCCAGGATGCCGTCGCCGTCATAGAAGACGATCAGAGTATCGACACCCTGGACGTGGGCACGCGCTCGGCGTCGAGCGACCTCTACCGGGACCTCAGCCGCCACATGAACGACGAGATCGCGGTTGCTGTTCTTGGCCAAACCCTCACCACCGAAGTGCGGGAGGGCTCGCGCGCCGCCGCCCAGGTGCACATGGCGGTGCGGGAAGACATCGCCGCCAAGGACCGGCGCATGGTGGCGGGCGTTATGAACCGGCTCATCCGCTGGACCTGGGATCTCAACTTCACGGGGGATCCTCCGGTTTGGCGCTGGGTGGAGGAAGACGACCCGAAGAAGGAATGGGCCGAACGGGACGATTTGCTGGCCAAGCAGGTGCGCTTCACCAAGGTCTATTTCCAGCGCCGCTACGGCCTCCAGGACGACGAATTCCAGGTGATGGATACCCAGGGCCTCCCCCAGGCTCCCGAAGGCTTTCAGAGGCGTTCTGGAGGCGTTTCTTGGGCGTTTCGTTCCGGGCCCGTGCCGGCGATGGCACCTCCTCCGACCCAGGATCCCGGCCAGGCGGCCATCGACGGCCTGGCCGATGCGTACTCCGTCCGGGCCGCCGAGGAGTTTCAGAAGTCTCTCGGCCCGGTGCTCAAAGCCGTAACGGAGGCGTCCAGCTACGAAGACCTCATGGAACGCCTCTACGAGCTCCACCAGGAGATGGACACAGCCGACTTCCAGGAGCTGGTGCGGCGGGCGCTTTTCGCCGCCGATCTGTGGGGATACCTTCGCGCCAGGGATGAGGCGGGCGGGGCATGATCGAACTCAAACCGCTCCCGTTCGATGAAGCGATCCGGTTTTTCCGGGACAAGGGGCTGGCCGTCTCTCCGCTTTCCTGGCGGGACGTGTGGGCCGACGCCAACGTGCGCGCCTTCACCGTGGCGCGCGTGGCCGCGATGGACGTCCTAGAGGACATTCGAAAGGAAGTCGACCGGGCCGTGAGCGCCGGCGTGACCTTGCAGGATTTCAAGGCATCGCTCGCTGAGACCCTGGCCAGAAAGGGTTGGTGGACTCCTCCCTTAGAAAAGCCCGAAGAGCTCCTGCCGGACGGCACGGTCCGAAAACGCCTGACTCCCTGGCGGTTGGACACGATCTTCCGCACCAACGTGCAGAGCGCCTACAACACGGGCCGCTACCGGCAGATGATCGAAAACGCCCCCCGTCGTCCCTGGTGGATGTACGACGCCGTAAACGACGCCCGCACCCGGCCGGCCCACGCTGCGATGGACGGCAAGGTCTTCCGCTTCGATCACCCGGTCTGGGACCAGTGGTATCCCCCCAACGGGTTCAACTGCCGTTGCACCGTCCGCACCCTCTCGGACCGGGACATGGAGCGCCGCGGCCTCCGGGAAAGCATCCGTCCACCTGCGGACAGCCCGGATGAAGGATTCGACTACAACCCGGGCCGCGTGAAGTGGCAGCCGGATTTCAACCGCTACGCGCCCCGGATGCGCGATCAGCTTCGGTCGGACTTATCCCAAGGGCCGCCGCCTCTGCCCATTCGATCGCGCGAAGATGTCCAACGGGTGGTAAAAGACCGGCTTGAGACATTTCTGCGTAACGGGTTCCGGGAAATACGATTCGATCCGGAAGGTGCCCATTTCATGGCAACGGACATGCAAGGCGTCTTTTGGATCTCTGAAAAGTCTCACGACCTGACGGCCTTAGGTGGACCGAGCGAAGTGCGCTTTGACCTCTTACTGAAGAACGGGCTTCAGGCATTGGGCCGCAGGCCGCTGACGTTCGACGAGGAATACGCTCTGGAGTCTTTCTGGCACGAATGCATCCACAATATGCAGATTTTCCCGCGCGACCCTGGATCCGTTTCAGGTGGATGGCCTCCCAAAAGGGTGCTGTGGGAGACGGTAACGCAATGGACGGCAAGGCGCACCTATCATGTGATGCTGGATGCTCTTGGAGGGTTCAAGCAATCCCATCAGAAGGAAATCATTGCGCGTGGCTATGGATACAAGATGTGGGTCGAAAACCTTGATGCGCTATTGGGCCGCATGGGGATTGAAGATTCTCAATTCAAACCGGTATGCGAAGAGGTGGTGAACACGGTCCCTGTAGACGAATACGAAGACGCTATCATCGAAAAACTCAAAGCGCGTGTCCCTCTGGATCGAAGACAAGAATACGTGCTCCGCGTGGTCCTGCAACACATTAACTCGAACCCTAACGATTTCGCAGATCTTCTTGCGGCTTATCTTGGCTGACAGTCAGGGTATAAATACCCTTGCCTGATGGTGAACCTGTATTGGGGGTCTTGGATTGAGTCAATATATTGCACGGCCTTCTCTCTCATGCCGCGGTGCAGGTACAATTTTGCTATCTCTGCTCGTTGGGTGTCGGTACCGCGTGCCAACGTGCGTTTATACACATCCAACTCCTCGGCGGTCCTGATATTGAAGAGCGAAGCGAGCTCATCCGGAGTTGGGTCATGATCGAAGATGGTTTCCACCATCGGGCCTCTCCTTTTTGTGGCAGGATGAAAGAAGGGTAACACTATGAGCGTCCGAATTCAAGTACAAGAAGATCACCGCTCGGTGGCTCGGTTGCTGCAGGATCTCACGGGCCGGCTCCAGGACCTCACCCCGGTCATGCGCGACATCGGGGAAATCCTTGTGGAGCACATCAAGGAAAACTTCCGCGAAGGCACCGCCCCGGACGGAACCCGCTGGAAGCCGTCCGTGCGGGCCATGAAGGAAGGCGGAAAAACTCTCATCGACACGGGAGTGCTCAGGAATTCCTTCCACGCCAGACCGGACCGCCGGAGCGTCCATGTGGGCACAGCAGACGTGCGGGCGGCCGTCCACCAGTTCGGCGCCAAGGCCGGCTCCTTCGGCACGGTGGAAGTCCTGGTGCGGGAACACTTCCGGCGCCGGGCCGGCAAGGAACCCGTGCGGGTCCGTGCCCACACCCGCCGCCAGCGCCTGCCCTGGGGCGACATCCCCGCCCGTCCCTTCATGCCCGACCCGGATGCCCTCCCGGGTCGGCTGACTGAGGACATTCGTGAAAGCATCCTGGATTTTCTTAAGCCCTGACGCTTGCATGGACCATTGGCAAGCGAGTATAAAGGACGCATGGTGAAAGCCCGCCGACCATCCCACAGGAGGGAACATCATGGAAGTCGCCGTTTTTACCGGAGCCGGGGCGTCCAGGCCGCTCAATTACCCAACCACCATCGAGTTCTTCCATGAGAAGGACCTGCCGGACCCCCACAGGGAAATCTTTCAAAAGCTCAAGTCCTTCCTAGGCACCAACATCCTGGACGTGGAGGATGCCCTGCGCCTGCTCGATCCCGTGGTCGAGTTTCTGGACAGCCCGTCAGGAAAATTCGTGACGAGCAACGTGGGGGTGAATCTGTGGCCGCAGATCAAGAACTTCGTCACTTATGTCCGCCGGAGATGTTTCGATCTTTACGGTGTGGAACCGCCAGAAGATGCCGTTCTTTCCCTCTACCAGCCCCTCCTGAACGCCCTCAACCCAGGCGAGAATTGCGTCCATCTCTTCACCACCAACTACGATCCCGTGACCGACTGCCTGATGAAGATCGCCAGGAAGCAGGGCTGGTACACATACGACGGCTTTGACCCGATGAGCGAGTGGTCTTCGGATGGATACGAAAACGACGCTGGGCTGATGATCTACCGGCTCCACGGGTCACTGAGTTGGGGGCGGCGCAACAGCGATATCGTGAACCTGCGAATCTTCAACCGTCTTGAAGGTTTTGAAAAGAAGCACCTGCTCATCTACCCGGGCTTCAAAGGAAATCCGGAGGAAAACGGGGAGGACGCCTTTGCCTATCCCCACAAGCGGCTCCGTGAGGTGCTTGGTAGCGTGCCCGTCTGCATCGTCATCGGCTTCTCGTTCCGGGACCCGCACATCAACGGCATCTTCAAATCCACCCTCGAGTCCAACAACGCCTTGAAACTCATCACGGTGCTTCCGAGCATTCCAGATTCCGGGGACAGCGCGATCACGGAGATCGTACACGTTGCCGGTGAGAGGTTCATCCATATCGCAGGAAAATTCGGCGACGAATCCGTGATTGATGAGATCCGATCAGGACTGCAATAGAAAAAGCCGGCCGCACCCATCGGCGCGGCCGGCCTCTTTTGTCGTCCCGTCAGTTTTGCAGGGCCTGCTCGGCGGCTCTGAGCCGATCCAGGCATAGGCCCAAAATCAAGACCAGCCCAGTAAAGTCTTCATCGTCCAGCTGGAGCTCCCGGCATTCTCCCAGCATGGCGGACAGCACTCCGATCACGGAGCGCGCATCCGCCACTGCGTCGATGATCGCCCCTCGGCTCATGGCGGGTTCGTCACGCATGGCCCACCTCCGTTTCCGTGCCCGTGTAAACGGCCATGAGTTCAGGCATCAGCGGCAGCAGGGTTTCGCGGTAGATGGCGCCGAACTCAGGATCCATGCGGGACGCAGAACACAACCCCATCGGGGTGAGCAGCGTGATGTTGCGGACCTGTCGGCCCAGGCCCAGCAGCCCCAGGAAATAGCTGGGCGTCGTTCCGTATTGGAGGGCGATGTCCGTTACGCCCCAGACCACCCAGTCCCGGTCGCGCTCCAAGCCCATTGTTTTGAGCCTCTGGCCGACGCTGCCTCCGTAGTAGGCCGGAGGTTCCCCCAGCCAATCCGTGGCGGCGACCATGAGCTGACCGTCCAGGACGAAGACCCGAAACGCGCGATTGCCGTGCTTCACCACCCTGGCCGGGATCCTCAACCCCCTGGCTCGATCTCCGATGAGTAGATCCATCTTGATGTCTTCCAGGATCGCGCGGTGTTTGGCCAGCTCGTTCTCCTGTCGAAAGGTGGTGGCCCTCAGGGTTTCCACGCGCTCCAGAGCTTCGCAGACCACGGCCTGCACGTTCTGGACGGCCTCGAGCAGGGGCCCGACGTCCACCGAGCGCCGGCGCACGAAGTGCTCGTAGAGCACCTGGTAGCACTCCCGCTGGTACCGGATGAGCTTGTCCCGGACGGGGCCGTCGTAGCGGCTCACGTCCAGCTTGAAGAGCCACCCGTTCAGGTACTCCAGCGGCAAGCAGACCATTTCGCGCTTTTTCCCGTCCTCGGCAACTGCCTGTATCACACAGGCAGTTGAGCTAAGTACAGGATCTCTCATCAAAAGTTGCCTCTGCGCTTCCCAGTCGATGCCCAGATGGGCACACAGCGGCTTCATGGCCACGTAGTAGTTCCCGTCCCGTTCCAGGACGGTCACCGGGTCTCCGTGTAAGTCCATGCTGTGGGTCACCAGGGCGTTGGAGATGGTGGGTTGGGGTTGGCTTTGCATGATGCACCTCCGTGAGTGTTTTTGGCTGCCCGGAGACGCCCCGACCACAAAAGGGAAAGCCCGGAGATGTGCCAACGCCACCCACGGTAAGCGCCCCCGTCCTCGCGGTACGGGGCATCTCCGGGCTACTGTACATGCCGGCCCAATAAAAAAGGCCGCTGACGGGGGCCTCCCGCCGCAGGTGGTTTTGGCGTTTCCAGCCTAACCCGGCGGGGTCCCCGGCGTCAACAGAAAATTATGGCGACCCCGGCCCGTCCGCCGGGGCGAAAAAGATCCTCCGGGCCCATCCCAACCGTCTCAGGACCGACCCCAGGACGCCGTCCTTCCACATCTCCAGATAGACGGCCCCGTCCCGCACCACGATCCCGGCGTGATACCCGTTGGGCTGGTCGTTGATGAGCTCGGCGAGAAATCGTCCGGACGTCTCATTGGTGATGCGCATGGTGTGTCTCCTTCTTCAAGATGTGTACTCACGCAGGCTGGAGGCCTTGACCCTCAGGCCGCGGCGGACGCCCACGGTGACGGCGTCCAGGGCGCCGGCCTCGATGAGGCGGTAAACGGTCCGCTTGCTGCATCCCAGGATCCGCGCCACCTCGTCCGGGCGCAGCAGGCTTTTCTTTTCCAGGATCCGCTGTTCGGAAAGAGTCAAGGCCGTCCCCCCATCTTTCCGGTCCAGGCCCGCAGCATCTCGTACACTTTCCTCCGCTCCTCCTCCGTGGCCGGCCGGTCCGGCTCGGATGTCCCCTCCGCCACTCTTTCCTCCACATGCACGCGCCCCGTCCTCTGCCGCTCCACCTCGCGCTCCTCGTGCGCCGCCTGGCCGGCCGCCATCTCCCAGGCTACATGCCGGAGGTAGTTGTGGTTCTTGAGCCCCTTGGGCCTGCGGGCCAGCACGGCGTCCAGGGCCGCAGCCCACACGGTGGGAGGGCAGGGGCGGAGTTCCCCGCCCTCCCAGCGCACCGTGCCAGCATCCACCAGGTGCCGGAGCTGCTGGAGCAGCTTCAGGGCCCTGGACCATGTGAGCCCCCGGGCTCCCTGCCGGAACAGGCCGAGGTACGGCAGCACGCGGCTCTGCACGACGCCCGGGAGCCGCACCACCACGTCCAGGGCCTGACGCGCAGCCGCATCGTTTTCCCACGCCTCGGCGGAGGCGATGGCGCCGCAACTCGGGCAAATCAGCCTCATCCGATCATCTCCCGGATCACCGCCATCGCGTCTTCCAGGATGCGGCGCTGCTGCCAGGCCAGTTCCTTGGTGCTTCGTGTGCGGCCGCTTATTTTCTCATATTGATTGCAAAGCTGAACGCCCTTCGCCAACAGCCCCTGCAGTCGGACCACGGGCGGCATAGCCCCGGGACGCTCGTCCAGCTCCGCGCCGCAGCACACGCATGTGTATTGGGTGCACCGCTCGTAGTGATTCACATGCCCGCACGTTGGACATACCTTCATCTCCCGCCTCCGTTCGCCGTCAGCACCGTCACCGCCATGCCTCGCTCCTCATCCACGAGAAGGATCATGCCGCGTTCGTGGTGCCAGTATTCGGCCAGGACCTTGTGCGGCACCAGGCCCCCGAAGCGCCGCACCATGCACCGCATCTGCTTTCGGATTCGGCAAGACTCGGCCAGAATCTGGTTGACCTTCGCAAGGGACGGGGACGCCCCCACCCGCTCGTTCCATCGCCTGACGAAATGCCTGGAAAGGCTGTTCACCTGTACCGTCCTGCGCTTTGCCGCCGTGTCGCCATGCCTCATGCCGTCCTCCTCCGCCGGTCGTATTCCAGGGCGGCGATCACCGCCTGGAGCTTCCGGCCGCTCAACCACTCAACCCGCTGCACACCCCACATCCTGCGCGCAATGGCGTGGGCATAGGCCCAGGGACGCCCGGCATCGGCGAGCAGCGCCTCCACCTTGCGTAGCATCGCCCCGCGCTCGGGGTGGTCCATGTTCTTTGGGCGGCCCGGGTAAGGACGGCCCGGATCCAACCGGCCGATGAGCCGCACCAGTTGCTCGTCGCTGAGATCCCGGGCCGACCGGACGCCGAACAGAGACTCCAGGGCGTCCCGATAGGTCTCCTCGTCCATTCCGATCTGCTTTTTCAGGATGTGGACCTTAGCCAGCAGCTTGTTGCGGTTCATGGTCTATCTCCCTGGAGCGCCGGCGTCCCGTCCTCACATCGTACTCGTAGCGGACACGCTCAACACGCTCCGTGCCAACGGCCTCGAGGTCGGAGTCCGGCCAGGTTTCCAGCTTCGACCAGTCCACGCTCTTGGCCACCTTCACCGCATCCAGGCGGCCCAGGGCCTCCAGGCGCTCCAACACGCCCCGAGCCCGCTTGACCCGGATCTCCACGCTGCGGATCAGTGTCCCGTTGCGGAGACGCAGCCAGCTTTCCGGCTGTGATGCGTCAAAGAGATCCGACTCGTGGGCCTTCGCCGTCTTCTTGATCTCCTTGTCCACACGATCCAGCTCGGCCTTCCAGGTCCGGATCCGCTCTTCGTACTCGGAACGGACCGCCGCCAGGCGCTGCTCCAGTTCGCTTTCCAGATCCTGAAGATCTCCCGAAAGAGACGCCGCCTCGGCCAGGAGCGCTTCCAGCACCGATCGCGGGTCACTCTTTCCTCTTTTATCTCCACTCTTTCCTCGCTTCACGCCGCCCCCCTGCGCCTGGCTTCCATTTCGTAGTCCTTCGCTTCCACGGCGATCTGCCCCAGCAGTTCCGGCAGCGTGCGCCGGCGCAGCTTGGCGACCATGCCGAGCTTGCGGAGGGCCTGGGCCTGCACACGCTCCACCCACTCCTGGAGCTCGCTCCCGCTCATGAGGTAGTAGCCGCCGCCAGCCTGGCAGGCGGAACTCCCGATGGCCGCGCCTCCACGCCGCAGCTCCGTGATGATGGTCCGGAGGCGCCGGGTGTCGTTGATCTTGTGCTTCCAGTCTTGGCCATACACCCGGCGGTAGAGTTCGCCCATGTCGATGGCGTTGGCGCGCCCCACGTGCTCGGTGAGCACTTGGAGCACCCGGGCCTTGACGGCTTCGCGCTCGGCGCGCCGTCTCTCCTCACGCACTGCCTTTTCTTCCTGCATCGGCAACTCCTTTCGTTGCTGCGCCGACATCCTGCGGCGTGATCAAGAACTTGAAAGGCGCCAGCCTCTTGGCCACCACGTAGCGGCGACCGCTGATGGTCAGCTCGTCGCCGACCTCAACTTCGATCACCAGCCGCTTCCCCCTTGCGCCGTGTTTCGGCAACGGCCACCGCCCCAGATCCACGCTCGCCCTCAGACCGTCCCGGGCCTTGCGATCCGGATAGAATTCACTCGCAGACTTCTTCTGCCGGCACGACCTGCAGACCTTTGCGCCGCCATCGGCTTGCGCCGGCGGGGCATCTTTTGTCTGCACCTGGGCGGTCACGGCTTCCGCTTGCTCCATCACCAACGGCCTCCTCTCAAACTCACGCATCT